GACTAGACTTTCTTTCCATTTACGTCAATCACATCAAAAATAGTATAGCGGAATACTGCTGAAGCAGTGTAATATTGCTGTTGTTCCTGTGTAGTATCAAAGGGAACAGCACTCAAGGATACTGGAAATACATCCTTGAATTTTATCTTGACACTAGGGTTGAAGTCGCTGTTGAGTATCATGAGAGTAGCGTCAGATCTCTCGTTGAAGAAGTCACCAGAGATAGGTTCATCGGGTAACAATCGGTCAGTCTCTTTGAGTTCGTTGAATTGAGATAGTGACTCTGGAAACCCTAGAGATGTGATCCACTGATACAACTGAAGATAGTTTTCCATATCTTCATCTACCATGAAGGTTATGTTGAGGTCACCATACTGTAACTTATCACCTGGCACTGGTATGTCCTTGAGATATGTTGATTGAGTTGCTGTCCCTAGTGTAACCTGAGGTATGTTAGCAGTGTTGCAATAGAAATCTACCTTAGGGCATCTGTTCAACAAAAATTTGAAACCAACCACTGACAAGAAGTTTCTATTTGAAACCTCCTGATAGGTACTAGGGTGTACAGACTTTCTTGTTGGCATTAGCGACGCAGCGTTTGTAGATATTCTAAGACATGCTCACGAACCCACATGAGTTCATTGTAACAACCTTGATTATGTGCACAACCTCTCAGTTTAGGATCGGGTGCATGAACAGACTCTATAAAAATATCTAGACCACGATTCCACTTCACATCCTGTGACTCGTGTTGATCGATCTTTAGTTTGTCGTTCATAATCAAGTGATACTATCATATTTATATTAGCATAAAAAAAGGACTGTTATTATCAGTCCTCTCTTATCTTTGTAATTATGTAACCTTCCCCTGACGAGTGTACTTTGAACTTACCTCTGTATATTGGGGGCGTGTTCGGTCTATTCATAATCTATAGTGGTAGTTGTCCTTGAGATTGTGCTGTCCCTAGTGGTCTAACAAATCTTGAGACTAAGTAACCGCATTGACCTCTTGGGTCTCTTTTGATCGCTTGTGTTTTATACTGTCCTTTGTATCTTTGAGGAACAGTTGGTCTTTTTTTGCCTTGAGCGAACTCTTCTGGACTTACAGGAACAAAGAAACCTTGGCCTGGTGGGCAGGTGTCCCACCTTATGTCAACACTCTTGGTGTTTTTGCTATGAGGTTGAAACTGAGCAAGCACTTTTTGGTCACTCAAGTCAACAAAACCATAGTCAGAATGACTCATCGCCATTGGAATTTTATTGATCATGGACTTATTATATATCAAAGATAAACAAAAAGCAAGCAAAAACAACCAAAAGTGTGTAAAGATGTTAGGAATTCTTTACAAAATATCCCCTGACATAAAAAAAAGACCCCCGTGAGGGAGTCTTTTTGATTCTCGACAGAAGTTTATTACATTAGGTTTGTAACTTTTACTCTTCTGTAGTATCTGTTGGAATTAGCAGTAATTCTACCAAGACCTTGTGTTGTGCCTTCAGCAAATGGGTTGGAAACCATACCATATCTGGTCTTGAATCCAATTTTTGGCTGGAAGGTGTCTTGTCCAACTGCTCTTACCATTTGTAGAGGAACATATGGGCAATAGAATAAACCAGCGTCATAAGGAGATGTACCTTTGTAACCCATAACGTAGTACTGGTTAGCATCTAGGTTAGCAGCGA